TGATGAGGACGCTCGGCATAACTGCCGATGAAGCACGAGCAACTTACTTTCGAAAGCTACAAGAGGTAGGTGTTGTTGGCACGCAGGCTCAAATTCGAGAGATCGACAAGCTGCTGGAAGAAGGCTTGGGTGGGTCACTCAAGAGTTCTATCGATGAGTTGGGTGTAGATGTTGGCTCCAACAAGGGCGTGTTCCGCCGCACTCTTGGCCGCTCCAAGCTGGGACAGTTTTTGGATAGTGCAATCATCGAACGTGGAAAAGGACTGACCACGAGGGCACGAGATTATTATCAAGGCGGCGATGATATTTGGAAGATATACAACTTTGAGTTTGAAAAGAGCAAGCTGGTGTCCGCGCTTGGCAGTGAAGATGCGGCAGAAGCATACGCTCGATCTGTCGGGTTTGACACGATTGATGAGTATGCAGCCGACATCGTAAAAAATGTCGTTCCAAACTATCTTCGTGTCCCTGAAGCGGTAAAGTCCTGGCGCAAGTTGCCGTTTGGTAACTTCATAGCGTTTCCAGCAGAAATCATCCGAACAAGTTCAAACACACTGAAGTATGCAATACGTGAGTTGCAGTCTGAAAATAGAGCCGTGCGTGACATAGGTATGCGCCGACTGGCTGGTTTTACTTTGACGGCTGGTGTTGCTGGACCTGCTCTACAGCAGTTGGGTATGTACGCTACCGGGGTGGCTCAAGATCAAATGGAAGCGTTGCAACGTAGAGTGGCTCCGTGGAGTCGAGCGTCTACGTTGATTCCAACCAGCGTTGAAGTAAAAAAAGGCCCGGATGGAGAGCAAAAGCCGTATGTCACCGGCTACATAGATTACAGTTTTTTCAATCCGTACGATTATTTTAATCGGCCAGCCCGAGCCATCATGGAAGCTGCGGCTAAAAACGAGTTACGTGGTCTCGATGGTGAAGGTCTTTATAGAGATGCAGCGGTTGGTGTAATCAAAGAAATGTTCAAACCATTCAGCGATCTTTCTATCATCGCGGAAAAGATTTTGGATGTAGAACGTGGTGAAACAAAGACGGGTCAAAAGGTCTACAACAAACCTCAAGGTGAATTTAGAGGTGACGATGGCACAGAGATCGCAGTCAAGTCGTTTTTCCACATCGCCGATGCATTCAACCCAGGGGCCATAGAACAGTTTGTTGGACGGGTTGATGTGCAGCCCGAGACGGGTGAGGTTGGTTACATACCCAGCCGTATCGTGACTGCTATGACTGCGCCGCACGGGCGTGATGCTCGTGGTAATGTTCGTAATGTTGAAGAAGAACTGCTGTCCTTCTTCACCGGTCTACGAGAGGCAGACATAAAACCAGAAAACGTGGTCAAGTACGGAGCATATCAGTACGGAGATGTGGTTCGTGGAATCAGTGCGGACTTCAACTCAACACTGCGCGTAGAAACTCAGATGGATCCGATGAATGTGATCGAAGCGTATGCGCGCGCGAACGAAAAATTGTTCCGAGAAGAAAACAAAATTTTTGGTCTTGTTAAAGATATGCGGACCCTGGGCATGCCAGATCGAGAGATTCGAAAGGCACTAAAAAAAGCAAACGTAGGCAACGTCAACAGAATCATGCGGGGACTTTTTACACCAAAACAAATCTCCGACAACATAAAGAAAGTGGCGCGGAAAAACGTGCAAGAGTTCGGTGGTACTTTCCCGCTGAAAGAACTCAACGACATTCGCAGAATCTTGAATCGTCGTCCTTTGACTGGCACGATAGAGCTTGATGTATCGGGTATGAAGAAAAGGTTTGATGTCAGTCAGGCGACGATACAACCTCAAGTTTCGGCGCCGACACCCACGGACGTTGCCCCAGCGCCGGCGGCACCCGTGGAAATGGGGGCCGCTCCGATTCTCCCTAGTGTAGCGGCCCCCGCACCTATACCACAAGGACCACTGACCACGGATCTTGGGTCACTGGTAAAGAATCCAAGGACCAGAGAGCTAGTTGAAAGACAAAGGGGATTGGGATGAACCTAGAACAACTGCAAAAAGAGCTAGCAGCCGACGAAGGATGCAAGCTGGAAATTTATTTAGACCATTTAGGCTACCCTACCGTCGGGATTGGGCATCTTATTCACGAAGATGACGACTTGCACGGCCTGGAAGTCGGCTCTGAGGTCTCTCAGGAGCTTGTCGATGAACTATTCCACGACGATGTGCAACGAACTCTACGAGATTGCGAATTTTTGTACAGTGATTTCAATGACTTACCGGAAGACGCACAATTGATCATCGCGAACATGTGCTTTCAATTAGGCCGACCTCGCCTGTCTGGCTTCAAAAAAATGAAGGCAGCGGTCGATTCAAGGGACTTCCACGAGGCCAGCCGTCAGATGTTGGACTCGAAATGGGCTAAACAGACTCCGAATCGGGCGAATCGTTTGGCTGATCGGATGGCGGCGTTGGGTGATACATAAGGTAGAATATACCACAGTCCATGCAGTGCAGGTTTGAGACGATGAAATAGTCCTCGTCGTCTTCACAGTCGTGGTCACCGCCCCAAATCACCTGACCCCCGCATCCGAAACATTTTAGCCCTGTCATTTCTTTTTTGTCTTACTGCCCTTGGGCCTGCCGCGCTTCTTGGGTGCGGCTTTCTTCGCAGCAGCTTTCTTCTTTGCCGGCGCCTTGCCCCCGACCCACGCTTCGTTGAATGTCGGCGTAGACTTGTCGTCGCCGATCAATCGTCCGTTGATATCTCTGGCCCGTTCCGGCTCCTTGACCAGTGACGGAAAGAACAACTTCAAAAGACTCTTGATCATAATTTACTCCTCATGATTTTGATCAACAGAAAAGTCCATATCTTTCAACCAGTTAAACTTGGGAATTTAAGAGCTTTTTCTCCCTAGTTCGACCATGCTATCCCACTTCGCCCCAGTTTTCCCCAATCTCGGAGTCAACATCGAACGGGACAGCCAAACCGTGTACGCAAGTTTTCATAATTTCAACTATCTTGTCTGCTTGTTCACGTGAGTTCACACTAAAACACAACTCGTCATGAACGGTGAGCAACGGCAGCAGCCCTTCTTTGTAGCACTCAACCATCGCCTTCTTTGTTTGATCAGCACTAGAACCCTGTATCAGACGGTTCAACGCTTTGTATGTGAACGCCCGTCGTATCATGCCCCTGCCGCCATATTCTTTGGCTGCTTCTTCCAGCGGCAGTGCCTTGTTAAACTCGTAGGACCGTGGCTCCCACATGTTGAAGTGGCACTTGCGACCAAGCCATGTCCGCACAATGCCATGCTCGGCTGCTGTGTTTGCAGCCAAGTCTGCCATGCCCTTCACGAAGGGCACCTTCAAATGATACTCCTCCAACAAACGCTTGGCCTCTTCCTCAGATATGTCCAGAGTTGTGCCCAGTTTCTTTCGGCCCATGCCGTACATGATGCCCAGGTTTACTGTCTTGGCCTCTTTGCGCGTGACACCGGCCATGTCTGCCACCATCTGGTGAAAGTCAGCGTTGCCCTCGTGGTACATCTTCACGATGTCATCGATCAACGGACTACGGTATGGACCTTTCAGCGCCCAGCAGTAGTGGGCAAGCCACCTGGGTTCCTGTGAGGCATAGTCGAAGCTGCCCCACTTTTCGCCCTCTTCGGGCAAGAACAGACCACGAATCATCTTTTTGATTTCGGGATCCCGCGCCGGTTGCTGTTGGAGATTCGGGTGGGACGAAGAAAATCGTCCGGTGACTGTGCCCCCTTCATCTGAACGAAGAGGGTTAAAATCACAATGGATACGACCATTATGCTCATGCTTGAGTATAGTCTCGATAAACGTCGTGTTGGCTTTGTTGAACTCGCGAAGCCGGACAATCTTTTGCGCCACGGGGTGCACATGATTCGCCAGAAATACTTTTGTAAACGCTGGAGCATTTGTCTTTGCCGTCCGCTTGTATGACAAGCCTAGCTTATCAAACACCTTGGCAATAGACGACGCTGCCCACGGCTCCACCCAGATTCCTGTCTCGTCTTTGACTTCCTTCAGCAGGTTCTGTTCTAGCGCGACCAGCTTTTTCTTTGTCTGCTCTGCCTTGTCCACATCAACTCGAACGCCGCGCTCTTTCATGTCGAGCAGGACGGGCAGAAGCGAAGACTCCAGCTTGAAGATGCCTTCTATATTGTCAGTTTTTATTTCAATGCTCAAACGATCCCACAGCTTCAGTGTGATCTCGGCATCCTTCTCTGCATACCTGCCCACGAATGATGCATGCAGCTTCCACATCTCGCTCTTCGGATCAACACCATACATAGCCGCCGCCGAACGCAGCATGACCTCGCTCTTGCCTTCTTCAAGATACTCACGACACAGCGAGTTCAGGTTGTAGAATCTACGGTTCTCGTTCAGCAGCGGAGCCGCAATCATCGTGTCGATGACCGGACCCTGCACATCTATGCCTGCCCAGCGTAGCCAGCCCAGATCATACAGCGCATTGTGCATGACCTTTTCTATGTGCGGTGTAGCCAGTTGTTTCTTCAGCCAGTTGAAGACGGTCTTCTCTGGCATGTTGCCGCCACCCTCGTGACGTATCGGGAAGTATCCAACAAAATCCCCCGCCGCTATGGCTATGCCGATGATGTTGCCATCATCCCTGCACCAGCCCGGACCCAGCGTGGTAAGATTCGGATCCCGAGTCTCAAGGTCAATTGCCATGCGCTTGACGGAGGTCAAGTCCGGCAGACTTGACGGAGGCATCCACTCTTCTTCAAAGTCTAACAGATCAGTCCGCATCTTTTATCTCACCGCCCAAGGCAGCATACCCTATAATGTCTATCCAAGTATCGTTCTGATCAGCGTCTTGTGACAGCCGCGCCAACTTCAAACCAATCATCATCATCGTGACTTCTTCAGGCGTTATCTTGCTCAACAACTTCCGTTGCAGCAGCACGTTCCAGATCGTTGCTATGCGCTCATGATTGATTAACGCCGAACCATACTGCTCGGCCCTCGGCCCGTTGATCAGCATCTTTGCTTCTTCAAGTAACTCGTCACGTGTCATAGCTGAAACCTGTAGTTGGAGTAGGATTGCACAATGTGCAGCGTCTTTCGCGCTCTTGTTATGCCCACATAAAAGGTGCGAATCTCTTCGTCCACAGTCGAGAACTTTTGTATTTTCGGACT